TCAAGTGAACAATCCGAGACTATGGCCTACACCAGTAGCCAGAATGCACAAAGACGGTGGAAATCCCTCGGAGTACAAGAGGAACGAGATCCCCCTAGCGGCACAGGCTGGTGGGCCGCTGAACCCCGAGTGGGTCGAGTGGCTGATGGGGTGGCCGCTAGGGTGGACAGACTTAAAGCCATTGGAAACGGACAAGTCCCATTGTGTGCAGCAACCGCCTGGAGAATCTTAAATGAACCGACTTGAAGCAAACAAACTTTTGGACAAACTCCGTGAAGGACACCGATTTACTTTTGAACAAATCAGCGCCGCCTTATATGCCACTGGCGATTTACATGACCCAATGCGAGGCGAGAGAATGGAAGAGGCGGCACAAGGACAAAGTGCAGCAGCTAGGGAAGGTGAAAGCCCAGAGCTGGTGGCTGCAAGTGAAAGCCGACATTCTCAGGATTCGTGGGCAGGATGGTCACGATACCTTGATTGCAGAGATGAACAGGCAGCAGCATGAGACATGCGGCAAGGATTGATGCTAATCAAGCGCAAATTGTGAGCGCACTTCGGGCGGCTGGCGCTTATGTGTGGATCATTGGCCTACCAGTTGACCTTTTAGTTGGCTACGAAGGTCACACATTCTTGGTTGAGGTAAAAACAGACGCTAAAAAGCCTTTAACGGCCCTACAAGGCGATTTTTTTAACAATTGGTCTGGTAGTACCTTGGCGAGGATTGACAGCCCTGAAGCCGCCCTGCGCATGATTGGAGTGCTGAAATGAACCCGTACAAAATAACAGAGCCAACTTGCATCAGCTTCAGCGGTGGGCGCACCAGCGCTTATATGCTGTATAAAGTATTACAAGAGGGGGGGGGCAACTGCCAAACGAAGCGATTGTCTGTTTTGCGAACACTGGCAAGGAAGATGAGGCAACTTTGAAATTTGTCCAGGACTGCTCTGACCGCTGGGATGTAGAAATACATTGGGTGGAATACCAAGATGCTGACCCTGCTTTTGTGCGAGTTAACTTTGAAACCGCCAGTAGAAATGGCGAACCCTTTGAGGCACTTATTCGCAAGCGCCAATATTTGCCAAACCCAGTAACTCGATTTTGTACGGCAGAACTAAAAATCCGTACTATTCACAAATACCTTAAATCCTTGGGCTGGGAGCATAACGAAACTATGGATTGGGTTGGCATGAGGGCAGACGAGCAGCGCCGAGCTGCCAAGATTGCTGACAAGTCACGCATTCCATTGGTAACTGCTGGCATCACCAAGTCAGACATTTCAGCCTTTTGGAAAGCACAATCGTTTGACTTGGGATTGCCCAACATGAACGGCGTGACGATGCACGGCAACTGTGACCTTTGTTTTTTAAAAGGCGGGGCACAGGTGTTATCTCTAATTGCGGAAAAGCCAGAACGTGGTATCTGGTGGGCAAAAATGGAGGCATTGGCATTGGCATCCAAGCCAAGCGGTGCGGTGTTCCGTTCCGACAGGCCATCTTATAAATCAATGATTCAGTTTGCGGCTGAACAAAAAGACATGTTTGACCCTAACGAAGAAGCCATATCCTGTTTTTGTGGAGATTAAATGAACCCCGAACAAGCAGCCCAAACGATCAGAGATAAAGCGCCAGCCTACGGGGAAGCCAAAGCGCAGCGGGTCTATCTTGAAGAATTCCGCAAGTCTAAAAAAGCCCTGCTGATGAAAGATGCACTGAAATTAGGTGTAGAAGCTGCAAATGCTCAAGAGCGTGAAGCCTACGCAGACCCTGCTTATCACCAGTTGCTCAAAGGCTTAGCACTGGCAATCGAGCAAGAAGAAACGCTTAAATGGGAGTTAGAAGCGGCAAGGCTGGACATAGAAATATTCAGAACCAGAGAAGCAACCGCTAGACTTCAAGATCGGGCGCACCAATGATTTTAAAGTTCCCGTACATACGTAGCAAAAAATTGCTGAAGCTGGTAGCGTGTTTGGATTGTCAGATATGCGGCTCAGGCTTAATGGTGCAAGCAGCTCATTCAAACATGGCGCAACATGGCAAAGGCCGTGGCATTAAGGCTAGTGACGAATACACCGCAGCCCTTTGCATGAGCTGCCATTACGACATTGACCAAGGCACGAAATGGTCAAAGGCCGAAAGGCAGTTGGCATGGACAGTGGCGCATTACAAGACAGTCCAAACACTCACAGACAGTGGGCAATGGCCTGTTGACATACCTATACCTGAGATAGCAGAATAGGGGCGCTGACAAGCAGTTGCCAGCCTTGGGGCTTCGGCCCCTTTTTTTGTAGAATGACAGAATCGCAGAAACAAACCTTTCGCGGAGGTTACAAAATGGCAACAAAAACTGAAAAATCGGTACTAAAAAAGGCAGGGCCAAATGGCGGTGCTCGTGAAGGGGCAGGCAGACCAGCCTTTGAACCGACACCAGCCGAGCGCAAGCAGGTCGAAGCCTTTAGCGGATACGGCCTCCCCATTGAGCAGATTGCAGTGCTAGTGCGTGATGGCATCGACACCGATACCTTACGTAAACACTTTGCGACTGAGCTGCAATCAGGCAAGGCCAAAGCAAACGCCCAAGTTGGCAAGACGCTGTTTAGCAAGGTAATGGCTGGCGACACGACAGCAGCGATTTGGTGGAGCAAGACCCAGATGCGCTGGGCAGAAACCCAAAAGCATGAGCTGACTGGAGCAGATGGCGCACCCCTTGAGTTTGCCAAGATTGAGCGCGTGATCGTCAAGAATGGGTAAAACCCTGCAAATTCAGACACCAGAATGGGCGCTGCCCCTGCTGCAGGCCAGCCGATACAAGGGCGCATGGGGTGGGCGAGGCTCTGGCAAGTCCCACATGTTTGCCGAGCTGATGATTGAAGGTCACATACTTGACCAGAAGCGGCGCAGCGTTTGTGTCCGTGAAATACAGAAGTCCTTAAATCAGTCCGTCAAGCGGCTGCTGGAGACCAAGATCGAGGACATGAACGCTGGCGCTTACTTTGAAGTACAGGATGCCGTCATCAAGTCCAAAAAGGGCGATGGGGCGATTATCTTTCAGGGTATGCAGAACCACACAGCCGACTCTATTAAGTCGCTAGAAGGATACGATTGCGCTTGGGTAGAGGAAGCTCAAAGTCTAAGTCAGACCAGCCTTGACCTGCTGAGGCCAACCATCCGCAAGCCTGGCTCTGAACTGTGGTTCACATGGAACCCAAGGCAGAACAGCGACCCCGTAGATTTTCTGTTGCGTGGGCCAGAACCGCCACCCGATGTCGCAGTAATCAAGGTTAATTTCACCGATAACCCTTGGTTTCCACAAGTCCTGAAGGACGAGATGGAGTATGACAAGCGGCGTGACCCTGACAAGTACCAGCACGTTTGGATGGGTCAGTACCTAAGGAACAGCAGCAGCAGGGTGTTCAGGAACTGGAAAATTGACGAGTTTATCGCGCCCGATGATGCGATTCACCGGCTGGGTGCTGACTGGGGATTCTCGGTTGACCCGACTGTGCTGGTGCGCTGCCACATAATCGGGCGCACGCTTTACATTGACTATGAAGCGTACATGGTGGGCTGCGAGATCGTCAACACACCTGAGCTGTTCATGCAAGTGCCAGAGGCTGAGAAGTGGCCTATCGTTGCCGACTCAGCCCGACCTGAGACCATTTCCCACATGAAGCGAAATGGGTTTCCAAAGATCATGACAGCAGTCAAAGGGCCAAAGTCAGTGGAGGAAGGCATCGAGTTCTTGAAGAACTATGACATCGTGGTTCACCCTCGCTGCACCCACACGATAGATGAACTGAGCCTGTATAGCTACAAATCAGACCCACTGACAGGGCGAATCCTGCCCCAGCTTGAAGACAAAAAGAACCATGTAATTGATGCGTTGCGGTATGCCTGTGAGGGCATCAGACGAGCGACAATCACAAAACCAGCTATATTTACGCCATTGCCCAATGTCAAACGCTGGTAGATAATCGCCCCAAAAGGACAAACATGGCACGAATACCCAATGACCAACGCC